AATGTAATATCGCCAGCCTCGTAGGTTATTGACTCCCCATCTGAATCTACAGTAGTCGCCCACTCGCCAAGTAAGTGTGGATTAAGCAAGTGCTTATCACAAGGCTTGCTGGTGTCCTCTATGTCTTTCTTATGTAAGGAACAAGACCAGCGACCATCACCATCTAACTCAGCAGTTGAATGCACACAACTGCGACAAGATTTAAATGGCAATGGTGCTGGTTTCTCAGATGTTCCCCAACATAACTCCCTAGCACTACAAAAGCGACATATAAAAGCATTAGGTTTGTCCGTACAGCGTTCTGGTGGTGTATCAGATGTAATCACACGCTTGGCACGCTCTAAGAGATTCTGAGCGTATCTGTCGTCTTTCTCTATGAACTCACCATATAGCTCGTCAGTATCTTTACATACTGCCATATAATACGACCTAGGTAATCCAGACCAATTCATATACACTTGCATCTGAGCATAGTGCTGTGGCTTAGACTTTAGCACGCCATCTTTTTTGACTTTGTTAAAGCTCTTTAGGCTGTGCGTTTTAAATTCTAATAAATGCCAAGTCTCTGGCTGTTCTGGTAATCCCTTGCACGCTCCATCTAAATGACCACCAGCGTGACCACCAATATCTTTATAAGCAAACTGCTTACCATTCTTATCAAACTCGTGGACGACTACGCCAATCTTTTTTAAGTCATCTACAAATCTAAACTCTTCTAGATGCCCACGATTAAAGAGCTTGTACATTCTGCCAGAAAATTCTTCTGCTGTACAATGCCTAAAGTTATACCACAAGTATCTTTCACACTCGTGACCCAGCATAGAGCCACCTAAGTAGGTTCGTGGTTTTTGTGTAGATTGCTCAGCTACCCAAGCATCGTAAATTTGTGCGATAGTGTCCATAAGTGTAATAATAGTTATATATTATCATATATGGTCTGTCAATAACCCTACACTAACCCTACCTTAAAACTCTGGCTCTTCTTGATCGTCTATTTCCTCTTCTTCCCAGATAGTCTCTACGCCCTCATCTATTACATCGTTTAATATGTATTTATTAGCACAGACCATTAGACCTATTGCACCAACAAAGGTGCTGTACTCATAGCATATATCGCCACTTTCTGGGTCTTGGGCTATAATTACATAGTTATCACTATGCTCGCTTATTATAGCTTTGGCGTGTTCTACCTTATCCGTTAAGTCTGCCATATACTTATGGCTAGTGTGTCGTTTTACTTAACTTGGCTAGAGCCAAAATAGAAACCTACTATAGCTAGTAAAGATTGTCTTACTTCTGGTAGTAATACCATACCTTGTAGTGTTTCCCATTTAGCTACTGGTATAATACCTAGAAAGTTATACTCACTAAACACAGTAACACCAGCATTGCTGTACGCTAAAATATATGGTGCGACTACAACAGCGAACAATATTACTGCTACGATTGCTCGTCTAACCCACACGCCACCCCTAGCACTTGCTCTATCGTGGCTGTCGTCTGCTACGCCTTGTGCCTCTAACATCATCTTGAATTGGTTAGCTTGGTTACTAGCCATAGTCGCTATGAATTTCATAACGAAACCAGAAACGCCACCACCTAATAAGCTTAATAATTCAATATCCATAATTACATATTTTTAATGTTACGCACTATCATAGTGACCATATACACGATGGTGGCTAGTGCCACGATCATCGCTAAAATCTCGTTAATCTCGCTGAGTGTTATAGTGGCTGTTGTGCCAGCAATTCCTATCGAACCATTAGTAATTAAATCTTTTATTGTATTTATTTCCATAACGCTAGCATTAATATTTATTAGTGTGTCAAATTATTGTTCATCTGGTAATTCCACCTCTAGCCAGCCACCTAGTGGAATAGGTATTGTACCCTCTTGGTGTCCGTAGTCACCACCTACTGTTGCTACACCATTTTTTGGTGAACCTATGGTTTTAACCGAATCTCTTATTTCATTGATTGGATACTTGTGCCTATATTTAATTATGACCTTTAACACATAACTATACCACCAAGTGCCATCGAATAAGTACCCACTAGTTTGTGTGTAGTAGTTTTTCCAATGATCTACCCTAGCTTGGCTAATTCTTAAAAATGCTTTAGCTTTACTTTTATTACCTAAAATTTTATATTCAGTATCAATCGTATGAGCAAACCCATTTTCTGGAACAGTTACAAAATTGTCTTTAGGGTTTTCGTATTGTTTAATATCCTTAGTTAAATAATCGACAAAAGTTAGATTGTGAATAATTTGCATACTTTCTATGTAAGGGTATTTAACAGCCCTTAAAGACTTGGCTACATTGTACCCAGCTTTAATCAAAAGGTTAGCCAGTTTGCTTCTAGATTCAGCGTAAGCCATTATACTATTTTAGTAAATATTTGCCCTAGTCTGTAGATGTTACCCATATACCTTTCGATGTATTCATTTTCAGCACCTTTATATGTATTGTTTAAAATTAAATCTCTGTACTCTTGCTGATTAGGCGTACTTGTAGATGTAATAGAACTTGGTAACACATATGCACTATTTAAGCTTAAAGAGTCTGGGTCATCGGTTTTTATATATCTGTATTTAAGTTTCGCTGATGCACTAAGCTCACCTTGTGACGTTCTACCAGATAATACATAATCCCTAGATGTAATAGTATGACTTGCTATATTATATTTAAGATTTGAATAGCTATTATACAAATAATCATAAGGCTCACCACAGTAACCTTTATAATCAAATAGACTGTAATATTGTGCATAAGAACTATCATTTTCTAAATTACTTATCAAGTTGCCTAAATCATAAGGGCTTGTATATGCTGTTACAGTTTGTACGCCATTATTTTCTGTAACATCTGTAATTGTGAAAGTGTCACCAATCGATAAGTATCTCCATTCATATCGCCTTTCACTATTAAATGGTCTCCAACTATATCTACCCCTTAAACATACTTTCATTAATGCTGTTCCAGAGCCAGAGATTGAGTTATTAACATAAAGATTACTATTTTGACTCCAACTATAAGTGCCAGCTATGGATACAGTCGCCCCAGCAAATAAATCTTGTGTAGAATGGGTATATTGAAACACAACCTTAGCCCTTACTGCTTCATAATTTCTCCAATTTGATTGTTTATTAGAATCCGTATTTAATACTGCATTAGTTGGATAATAGCTATCAGATTGGCTATATGTATCTGCTGTATTGTTAAAGTCGGTTTGATTTCCACTTTCTCTTGATTGGTAATATTCACCATCTGAATATCTCCATTCTATACTTAAATTAACATTAGCTATCTCAGTAGAATCTAATACAACAGATTCTGTACCTATTGATGGTAGCATTCTTGAATATAAGCCATAGGGTTCACTATGTTCTGATGGTATATTTGCGTATAATCTAGTGAATCCTATTAAGCCATTTCCTATATTATTTACAGATGTATCGCCAACAAAAAAAGCACCAGTGTCATCGTCAAATGGCGACCTAGTTGGCTTACTGCCAAGTGGTGCATTTGTTGCATCATATGTTTTTAGATTAGTGTTAAGCTCTGGTGGATCATATTTGTTTTGCGTTTGCATCATTGTATGCTCATATATTTTAGCATACACGCCATACTCTTGTAATGGGTAATAGCACTTGCCACTTATGCAAGTCGCTGTATCAAAACTTGTGCCACCAGTGCTTTTTGCTGTTGTTACTAAATTGCTATCAGTCATAATTAAAATCCCATTTTGTTAAACTTCCATTCCAGATGCTCTATTTTCATATTTTGCTCAACATCTAGTGGTAAAATTCCATCTGACTCCCAATTATCTATCCAGTCGCTATTGGTTTGTATGTATTGCTGAGCTTGCTTTAGCTCGTGTTCTAGCATCAATATACGCTCATCTACTTCAAAGTAACCGATAACAGCTATAGCTACACCAGCTATAATCGCCAATAGATTGCGTAAAGGTATAGTTATATCTGTACCCTCGCCAATCTTAAAATCTGTATCCTTATCACTCATACTATGTTAAAGCTCCATCTATCTTATCCATTAAATCTTTTATTTCAGTTATGTTTTCATCGGTAGTCTCGCTAATATCTTTTATTTCCTCTAGCACTTTTACTAGTTCCTCTTTTTTGCCCTCTTCAGCACTATCAGCACCACCACCTTTTTTAGATCTATCCAAAGCACTACCACCATCACCAAAGCCACCTAATGGGCTGTCTGGGTCTATTTGTCTTACATTAGATTGTGCGTCTAAAAAGTTTTTAGCTAATCTACCACCTCTACTAAATGGCTTATCTGGTGAGCCAAATCTAGGGTCTTCTTTACTTTGTGCGTTTTCCAATGAGCCAAATTCTGTCTCTATTGCTTTCTCAGCTTGTCTTAGTCTATCATTAGCTCTCTTTATCTTCTTTTGTTGTCTTTCAAATTCCCTTTGCTCTCTAGCTGTAACAGCTCCAGATTCATTTAAGTCAGCCTCATCAAATCTACTTTTACTAGATGACACTTTACCACCTTTACTACCCTTAGTGCCAATAGTACCACCACCACCACCAGTAGCGTTAGTGCCAGAGCCACCAGTACCACCAGTAGACTCATTTAAGTCATTAACCTTATCTGTTGTCTTTTCGGTTTCTTTATTTAGTTCGCCATACTGTTTTACTAATTTGTCAGCTGTCTTTTGACCACTTTCATTAACCTTATCAAATTGTACTCCCATCTCTGTAGCTACATTACCTATACCATCTTTAATAGCATCAAAGGTATCACCAAAATCAAATACCTCTTTAACGCCCTCCATATAGGTTTTAGCCCCTTTTTTCATACCATCAAACATTTTCTTAGGGTCGCCAATATCACCTAATGATGAGATAACTTGACCAAGCCCAGAGAATTGCTTTATCATTGGGTCTATGATAGTCTTGGCTACATTATATGTAGAAATTAAGTTAGTCTTTACTATCTCATACAAGCCAGTAAATGTTACCCCAAGATGGCTTAACGCTGTGCCAAGCATCTCTATATATGGCATTACTTTTACTAGTAAGTCACCAAATATAACTACTGACTTAACTTTAAATTGCTCAATCTTATCAGCTACAATGTCTAACTTCTGCTGGGTTTCCTCGTCCATTATGCCATAAGTTTCTTTTATCTGTTCGCTCATAGCTTCAAAGCCCTCAGAATTAACACGCTTCATAACTTCTATAAGCTGTGGTGCGTTCTTAGTTCCGAATACTTCCATAACACTCGTGAAAGCAGATTGCTGATCTTCAGCACCAGCCACAGCCTTAGCAATCATATTAAATTGCTCACTAGTGCTTTTACCTTTAAACTCGTCAGCAGATATACCAATTCTATCAAAAGCTCTAACAAAGGTACTCAGACCCTCGCCACCTTGAATGATAGCTTTACTCATATTTGCTATACTCTTTTGCATCTGGGTATTGCTTCCACCAGCATCTTTCATAGCACCATTCAAAGTCTGGAAAGCAGTTGTATTTATATTTAACTGGCTGGCTATATCTGACTGGGTAGAGCCAAACTCTACAGCACTTCTAGCTAGTCCAGCGAACCCCATAGCACCAGCAAGCATTGCAAACTGACCCATAGCAAATCCAGCAAATCTTTTTATACCAGCCCTAGACCTAGCAAGCCCAGCTTGCAATTTACTAGAGTCCATATCTGTAGTTAATTTTATATCTGCTCTAGCCATTTTTATTTAATTGCTGTAATTGGTTTTTAATAAAATCCTTTAACTCACTTGGCTCATTAAATGAAACCTTAGTACCTCTACCCTCGCTGTGCTTACGCAACCTTATGCAACGCATTAATTGAAATATCTTTTTTATAGGTGATTGCATACACTCGTTTATGCTTATGCTGTACTCAGCACAGACCTCGTCAACTATATACGCTACACTTGGCGAAGCTGGCATCTTATAACTCTTTTTAGTGCCTCCATTTGTTGTTACAGATATTGGGCTTTCTTCTAGTGCGTTTTCGTAGTGTGCTATACATTGAACCAATAAAGCATTTAGATCGTACTTTTTAGCTACTTTTCTTATCAGCTTTTGTTTCTCCAGAGCTGTACGCCAATCACCACCATCTGCCTTATAATGCCTTGTATGCCTCCAGATATAAGCCACTATATCCCCAGCTATATTCTTATGGTGCTTACCAGTAATAATATAGTTAGTGTTTAGCTCCATATCTACCATACTACTAAGAGTTACTGGTAGCATCTCGTACCCAGCTATTTTATGCGATGTACTACTAGCCCAAGGTAATAGCCTTTCTTTTTCTACCTTGGCTTTTATTTGTGCGTACCCCATCATATAACTTTTATCAGCGTGTCAAAACAAGTAAAGCCAGCCCCTCCTAAAGAAGAGCTGGCAACTTGCAAAAACCAAACAACTAAATTTAAATTAGCTTACTACGAGTACGCCAATTTCAAAAATGTCAGCAGAGTCTTTTGAGCGACTTACTTTAACATCAGTAACAGTTAAAGTGCTAGTTGCACCACTTCTGTCGTAGTCGTATGTAAAGTCAGTACCAGATGCTGGTAATGCTGTAGAGGTTGTAGCCCTTTGTAAGGTAATTGATCCAGTAATCTTCTCACCAGCTGTGCGAATCTGAAAATCAGAAGCGTCACCATTTTCGTCTGGTCGGTTAATAATACGAGTTGTCTCGCTTGATATGTCCACAGAGTCGACTTTATAAGTTGTGCCACTAATTGCGACTGACTCAAAGCCTAGTGGGAATGATGCTGTTCCAGATGGAATTGCCATAATATTTATTGTCTCCTATTTAATTGTTTAAGTTTTAGTTTTAAAAATTCTATGCGTCCTCTAAGTTCAACCCTATTAAAATAGTGTTGCGTGATGTTACATTAGCATCACCTTGTATTATACTATGTTTTTTGCCACTTACAGTTTCAGTAGATAATACAGAAAAATTAGAAAATCTCGTAAAGTCGTGAGTTCCAGATATTTGCTTTGTGGTTGGATACGCAACCTTTAATTGTATAGTTTTATTTGTACCAGCAGAAGCACCTAAGTCGTATTTAACTTTTCCTATTGTAGCATAATTTGAATCTATCCCAATTAATCCACTACCACTTGTTGTGTCTAATGTTTGAGCGAATCCATTTACGCCACCTTGTGAAAAGAAAAACTCTGTATTAGATAAGCTACCTACATTTTTTAATCTTACTAACTTGGTGCTAGTTAAAGGCGATAAAGAAACTTGGAAATCTGAAATAGTAAATTCGGAATTAAATCCATCGCTTCCATCAGCTATAGATATGTACTCAGATGTGAAACTCCCAGTAGATAAGGTAAAACTATTAAAGCCTATTGAAGCTAAATTACTCATACTAGCTGTGCCATTTGGCGATGAGTTCCTTAGAGAAACATTTGGCGAAGATGTACCACTTACTTGCGTTAAATTAAACGAAACATAGACACTTGTATAAGTTGGTAGCGATTCCTCAAACTGCAATGCACCATAAGAGCTAGTAGTTCCAACCTCCATAGTAAACCCAGTATTTCCAGTAGCTGTAAATGAATCAGAACCAACAGTAACAAAGTCGCCAGTAGTTATACCATAGTTAATATCTAAAAAGTCCTCAGCTAAAAAGCCAATCTCAAAAACATCTGCACTATCTTTACTGCGTGCTACTTTTACATCAGTTACATAGCCTAGCATATAATCAGCGTTAGCATCGTCCTCAGTAGTCCATAAAATAGTGTCGCCACTCTTAGGTGGTGCTGTATTTGTATTTAACCTTTGTAGTACAGCTGAACCAGTAATCTTTTCCCCAGCTTGTCTTATTTGATAATCGCTAGCATCACCATCTTGGTTTGTTCTGTTTATTACTCTGGTAGTTTTTTCTGGCAAATCAATCGAGTCCAGTAAGAAAGTCCTACCACCTACTGTAATTGCAAAGTTATGCCCTAAAGGAAAATTTGTTGTGCCACTTGGTATGCTCATAGTTTATATAATTATTTAAGGTGTCAAATTGTTAGTTTTCTACTTTAACAATAAATTCTATCTTGTAATTTAAAATAGTTACTCTTTCGTCTTCATCGTTTGAACGCTCTGACTTTTCTGGTACTATCCTAACAACTGCCAATGGTTCATCGTTAAATGCTGTAGTTACTGCACTCGCTGTACCATCTAATGCTTGTCGTACTAGCGTAAGCATATAGTCGTGGAAATTAGCAACTGTGCTACTACTAGCACTTGGATCATTAGGTACAGTAGTCTGGTCTAATCTATTAGTAACGATTTCAAATGATAAGTCAGCCTCGTAGTGGTCGTAGTGTCCGTCAGCGTTTTCCCTTTCGTCACTAGCTGGTGAACCTATTTCAGTTTCTATATAAATGTAGCTCTTAGGCGTTTCAGTAGTGCTATCATCTGGTATAAGTAAATTAACATTAGTAGTAGATGTTACTGTAAAAGAGCCACCTACTGGATTGCTAAAAGTTGTTTCATCGTCCCAAGCACCTTGTGATAGCGACTGGGTAGAAACTTCCCAAGGGTATTCGGTATCAGAGCCAGTACCAGTAGCTATATTGGCTAACCCTACATTTTCGCCCTCATCATCATCATATCTGGTAATCTCCCAGTTAGTTCCATTATACCTTATAACTCTCTGCATTCTTCCAGTCTGGTTATAATATTGCTTCTTACCATTGCGTAATATTGAACTAACTTCAGTAAAATTGGTATTTGTTACAACGCTATAAGTTTTATTGTCCCCAGAAACGCCAGTATTAGCTACTGTAAAGGCTGTTACATCTTGCCTAGTATCTTGTGAGTTAAAAGTATTTAAAGCCTCTTTAAAGCCCTTTTCTAGCTCATTCTCAAATGCGTATATTACAAGTGCCATAATATTCGTTACTGTGTCAAACTACCTTTTAAAGCCACTCTGGCGTATCATTCGTCTGTAGTCAGCTTTTAATTTTTTTTCTGCCATCTGAGTCCTACGCTGTGCAAACCCATTTACTTTATTGGTTACATACTGCAAGCCCTTAGCTGATGCTGTAATAGTTACAGAATAGCCCCTAGTTTTCTTTTCATTTACTACTGTATTAACTCTAGCAAAGTGCATATTAATCCACTTAGGTGCTTTCTTCTTAGGGTTAAGATGTATTACAGCTTTAGCAAACGATGCCTTGGCTATACCTAGTGCCTTGCTCTTGGCTTTTACTATATCATCAAACATATTTTTACTAATAAAAGCCTTACTCCAGCTGTCAGCCATTGACCCCTTAGATGGTCTACCATTAGCCAATCGTTTTGATTCGTAAAACCTTTTGGCTTTCTCTAAGTCTAGTGTAGCTAGTGGCGTATCTATATCGTACTCGCCTTTAGAGTTTCTTAACCTACCCTTTAGGTTATTCTCAGACCCAAAGCGATTAATTAAAAACCTTATATAGCCCTCTTCCCTTATGCTAAATACTTTATTTAAGTCACCTACCACAGCACTTACGCCTTGTCGCCAATCATTCTTACTACCCATAGACCCAGTATATGGGCGATAGTTTATAAAGGGTGGCGTAGCCCTAGCACAAGTCTCAGCCATTAGACTGGCTTGCTCTCTTATAAATGTTTTCTCAGACTTACCAGTAAGCCTAAGTAATCGTTTCATTTTTTCTCTGGCTAAGTGATCGTCTACCTTTAGCTTTACAGTCATTACTGTTCTTCTAGCTTTAGCCTATAATCGTAGTTAGTATCGTCAGCTGTGCTGGATTCTACGACTACCCATACTGTGTTATCAGCTCTAGTTATTTTAGAGTTATTTGCTATAACAGTAGATAGCTGAGTATTTGATATTGTAAGCTCGCACTCTTTCTCTGTATCGTACCCAGTAAGACTTTCGTAGTCCATCTTGGTATCGGTTCTGCCAAATATACCTTTGTATGATACGCCAGATAAGGTAAAGGTTTCGCCCATCTCGTTAGTTGCCGTGTCTAGCCCTTGGCTTATTATATTAAGAAAGTCGCTCACATAAATCCTTGGCGTGTCAAAATAAACAAGCCACCTAGGATAACCATAGGTGACTTGCTAACTTATTATTACACTATCCGACCACACAGCCGAACAATAAAAACTATACTGTGTATTATACCCCAATAGTCAATAATGCTACACTTATTTACACAAAAAAACCCACTCCGAAAAGTGGGCTTTTTTTTAAATGTTTTACTACAATTAAGCAGTTACAACACGAACACCCATATCAGTACCAGCTGATACGCCATATAGTAAGCCCATTGAGAAATTCAATGTACCAGATGCTGGGTTATAGAAGCGTCTGAATTGTACTGGTAAGCCGATTTCTGGAATGATAACATTCTCAACCTCAACACCAGCTTGCTCAGCACCCTCTGCGTCTACTGCACGACCAGCGAACAATAGAGAAGATTTGTGACCAGCGAAAGCTTGTAGGTTATCGCCATTGTTGTCACATAGGTTAGACTCGTGAATATCAAATCCAGCAATCTTAGGTAATACACCCTCAGCATAGTTTGTTGATTGTCCAAGTAAGTCAGCTGAACCAGATAGAGACTTCATTAATCCACCATAGTAAGATGGGTTAGCAATAAGGAATCTATTGCTCTTAGGTGCTTTCTTAGTATCAGAAAGAGTAGCACCGATGTCTACTAAATCGTCACGAGTGAACCCAGAAGCATTAGCGTCTGTATGCTCAGTAGCAAAGTTAGTACCATTAACTAAGTTCCAGATGTCACCGAATACTTTAGAAGCTAAAGCTTGTCCAGCTGGCTCTAAGAAAAGGTTACCAAGATTGATTGAGCTTTTTGAACGCTCAGCGTCTGTGAATGAGTAAACAAATCCTTGGAAGCTGTCCAAGTTAATTGTTTTTGATGTCATTGCTACATCAGTTGCAGAGTACCCACTAGACAAGTCTTGTGCTGTAGGTGCTGTTGCGAATCGTGTAGTAACTGATGATCCACTCTGAGCGATGTCAGAGCTGAAATCAGTTAGAATAGAGCCAAGAGGTGCGAACAAGCTTTGTAATGCTGGTAAGCTCTCTTGTGCTACTTCTGCGAGGTTAACCCCAGATATTGTATTAGCCATAATATTTTATTTTATATATATTTTAAGTTTAATTTTGAATTGGTTACTTACCTATTCTATGCTTGTTCTGTGCATACCACTCGTTCTTAGACTCTAAGTCTTGCCCCTTGTATTCTGCCCAAAAGTCTTCTGGTGTATCAGCCTTAGCCTCTACTACTTCTTCTTCAATCTCAGTAGTAGCATCTACACCTATAGAAGCCAATACCTCAGCACTTGCTTTGGATACTTCAGCTTCTTTAATTGCTTTAGCCTCAGCTAAGTCAATCTCGTGTTTTTCTTCTAATGCTTTTACGCTTAACTCAAACTGAGCCTCTTTAGTCTCAATTTCAGTTTCTAAAAGTTCTACCTTAGCCTTATAGTCAGCTACGAGTGCTTGGCTTGCTTCTAAAGAATCTTTAATATCTTCTATAGAATTTTCTGCAACCTCAGCAACCTCAGCGACTGGCTCTAGTACAACATTGTCTTGTACTTCAGTTTCAACAGATGCCACTACTTCAGTCTCTACAGACTCAGTTGCCTCTACTTCTACTTCAGTATCTTCTAATACTTCTTTAATACTTTCCATAATTTTATTGTAAGTTGAGTTGTCAATTTGTTTGAGTTTGCTTATAGCCCACTCTACTCCACTTGTACCACCCCAAGCGTCCCACATAATTCCACCACAGCCCTCAGAGTAAGGTACATCTTTATGCTGTTGGTGTCTTTTGAAGCTCGCCATTCTAGCGATGGTATCTCGTGAAATTTTTTCTCTGCGTGCTAATTGTCCAGCACGAGTCCAGCCTACTTGTGTGCCACAGCTACTGCCATTTTCTTCCTTGTACTTAATCGCTTTCTTAGCGTTGTTAGTAGCTGACTGTGGATAGTCGTTATAAGTCTCAGCGTTTTCTACTGCTACTAGCTCTTGCTTAGGCTCTGGTAAATCATAATCTTTAATGCGTGACCAAGCTACCTTTTCAGTAGCACCATCAATAACATCAATAAAACCAGCCTCTAAGGCTTCTTTAGCAGTAAACCAAGTCTCTGCGTCCATAAGTTCGCTTAGCTCCTCTTCGCTGTAATTAGAGCGTTTGTAAGCTGTTAGTAAAGTCTCTTTAATCTTATCTAATAAGTCTGCTTCTTTTCTTAGATCGTCAGCCTCACCTTGGCTCTGTGTCCAAGGGTTGTGTATCATAAGTAATGCGTTCTCAGCCATACGCACCTCGTCACCTACCATAGCAATAACACTAGCCATAGATGCAGATAAGCCATCTATATGAGTTACCACTTTAGCATTGTGGCGTTTTAGTGCGTTGTATATAACTGAGCCAGCGATAACACTACCACCACCAGAGTTAATGCGTACATTAATAGTATCTGCGTCTTTATATTCATTTAGTGCCTTAACAAATGTATTAGCTTGAACGCCATAGCCTCCTATCTCATCGTATATATATAAGTCGATAGAGCTGTAAGTCTTTTCTTTCTTATCGTCATTGGCTTTGTAAGCCTTTATATCAAACCATTTTGCCATATTATATAGAGTTGTAGCGTGTCAATTTAAGATGGGTGCATTGACCTCTGTAACCATTGTGGCTTGTTCTTCTTCGGTAAGAGTCGTGTAGTCAGTAACATCTAAAGCAAACTGATCGTCATTTGTTATAAAAGGTAAGGTAGCAAATTTTACTGGACTACTTGAATCCGAAAAGAAAGGTAAGCCTATTGCTTCACCCTCTTGCATTGCCTTAGCTTCTGCATCTGATGCTATTGAGTATATTATATAATTAGCCATTTTAGTAATTAGATGAAAGGTCTGTATGTAGTGCTGACTGCTCAGATGTTGTTAGCTCTTTATCAAAAGACATCATTACACTTGTCTTAAAGACAGCACCATTACCAAAGTAGAATCTATCGTTAGTCATAGTTGTGCTTAAAACATCATTTGTAGTATTTAAAATCTCAGTAGAGTTTTTAGTCATATCAATACCAGTTCTAACTATTCCACTAACTTGCTCGTTTCTAGTGATACCACATACAGTATACATCTCGCTTTGCCATTGAGGTGTATTACTGTACTCATCAACTGCACCCATACTGTCAGATTTCATAGACATACCTAAAACTGGGTTGTAGGTGTTGTTTCCAGTAACTAAATATCTGTGATCTACATTGTAGTGGCTAGTGTATTGGTGACTCTCTTTTAGACCAAACAAAGTCCTTTTTGAATTGCCAAAGTTTTGCTCTCCATTTGCTAATGACATCACTAAAGTAACGCTTGTAGTGTCATTATTTGAGTAAGCATTAGATACAGCTGTATTACCATTAGTAGCCATTTGCATACCATAATACTGAAAAACCCTAACATCTAATGTATTGTCACTTGAATCGTAATATGGGGCTACTGTATAAGACGAGGTAAGAAAATCAGCACCACCTTTTTGATCGTAAATCTTAGTTACTAGTGCTTGCCCACTTACCCAGTTGCTGTAAGTTGAGCCAGTTAGCTCGCTATAAGTAAAATCTTTAGTAGTTGGCGAGGAGTTACTATCATAAAGCTGTACTATATTATTACCATTTCCATACAAATCATATAAAGCCCAAGCATTAGTAGCATCTCCAATGGGCGATGTTACTGGTACATAGCTGGGCGATGCCCCTAGCCCCAAGCTAGTTGGTACGCCAATAATATCTTTTGAATTAAAGAGCATTAGTTAGCAAAAAATCTAGTAACATAAACATTAGCTGTTCCAGAATCTAAAGAAACTTTTATAGTCATACCAGCTATAGGTAATGCTACAAAACTTTTCTTAGAGCTGTCACCAGAGTAAAAAGCTGGTACTGCTAATAATTTATTACCATTTGCGTCCTCTACCCATACGCCATCATTACCTACTACACTTACTGTAATAAATTCTGTGTCGTATGGTACAGCGATGGCACTAGATGTACCAGTAACGCTTGCACTATGTAATACTTGGTTTAAACTTGTTTTTTCACTCATCTGTTTTTTTATCTTTTAAATTTTTGGTTTTGTTTTTGCAAAATATAGAATCAAAGTTATCAGCGTACTTTTTGTTATCATAACCTTTTTTAGGTGTCATTCCTTTACCCATCTTTTTGTTCCTCGTCTTGTACTGGCTGATCTGGTTTAATCTCTAGTGTACCTAGCTCTCTTAAATCTAAGCTGTACTCTTCAGCTATTTGCTTTTTAAGTACCAGACCCTCTGCACGCTTTCTATAGAACTCATCAGCATCTAAACCTCTTTTAGCTAAGATGTCTATTTCACTAACTAACCCAGCTCTTAAATCCTCTAAGTCAGCTCTGCGTATATTACCCTCGTCTACTACAAACTCTCTTGGTTTAGTAAACCCAAAATTTAACCAATCCTCTGGTAACTTGTAAGCACCTTGCTTAGCTCTCTTGGCTATAACATAAGCCATTATTTTCTTTCTGTGCTTTGATAGTATCTCGCATCTGTCGTTAATACTATCGTTAATATCTCTAACGAATGCACGAACACCAGCACCACCTACATCAGAGCTATCTAGCATCTCTCTACGCCAGCCTAACCCATAGAAAGCACCTTGCTCAATCTGCTTAGTAAACTTTAACCAGCCATCGCTAGGGCGTGCTGAATCGTGAGCTTTTAAGTTGCCACCATTCTTAATGTAGCGAATCATACCACCCTCAAATAATTGAGTCTGGAGATTCTTACCAGCTTGCCCTTGTGGATTAATTAAAGCATTGCCAGCATCGTAACGCCCAGACTCATTGCTTTCTATTAAACTAATAGAGCTGTTAATCTTTTGTGCCAGTTTCTCGCTGTCTCTAGTCTCAGCTAAGTCGTACCAATCTAAAATAGCATTAGCTACACTAGGTGTGCCACGACCTTGGCTAAACCAAGCTGGATCATATATGTGGCATACATCTCTAGCTGATATGTCACGATACCCAGCTTTACTGCTACTATCTTTAAATCGGTACGCAACTGGTCGCATATATTCATTATATATAACACCATTTTTTATCTTTAAGTCCTTATATGTACCATAGCTTACAAAGCCAGTAGATTTATCTGAATCCTTACAAGTATCGACATTGTGAGCCTCTACATATTGTAGCTGTGGCGTGCCATTGCTACTCTCTGTAAGAATTATAAAGTATTCGCCATCTACATCTAGTGTTTTTGATTCTAGCTTAATGTTTCTTCTGAACCCATAAGCACCACCTCTGATGTCTAAGATGCTGTCTAAATTTTGTATATCCTTTTCTACTGCATTAGCAAAGTCCCTATCAGCTGAGTAGTGCTGAAGCTTCCAGCTACCACCATATACTTTACTAGCTTTCTGCATAACTGCACCATTAACTATTGAGTTACTCTGGTAGATGTAGCGACTGTCGCTAATCATCATTCTGTGCTTATGCTCAGATATTAAATCAATAATATCTTTATTTAAATTCTTATTACCAACTCTCTGGTTAGAAGAACTTGCCCCTACATAAAAATCATTAGAGCTACCCCAACCAGCGTAGTTCATTAGAGTTGAGCCAATCTTCTTAGCTAGTTTAGTTAAAGGTTTAGTAGCCATAATAGTAATTATCGTTTTTATTGTTACTGAATCTAGCTCTTGCTACATTCGTTACCTCTTTATTTTTATCTATAACATAGTTACTTATTTCAGCATCTGTCATTTGACCATCAGATACGCCACCAGTAAGTAAAATAGAATAAGCCTCTCTTAGTTGCTCTTGAAAATCTGCTACTGAATAACCATCTGGGATAGTATAAGTAAACTGCTTTCCTTGAACACTTGCAGAAACAACTTGGCGACCATTCTGCTCTACTATCTCATAGTGGCTGGTCGCAAGTGTCTCCAGAGTAGTAATCATAGTCGCTACCGACTTACTACTTTTGACCCAGATAACAAATAAAAATGCACGCATATAACACGCTCTAGCGTGTCAATTCTAGCTGTACCTTATCCCAGTAGCGTTCTAGGTTGTTCTGCTTGTTATCACCTCTAGGGTACTCAACACGCTTCCAAGCTGAGCCTCCACCATTCCAGATAAAGACCAAATGCTTTACATAAACCTCGTAACCCTTGCGTTCAATATGACGCATATAATGCTCTAGCACAGCCTCTGCTACCTTGTAAGATAACTTTCTAGCTGTGTATATGTCGCTAGTACCAGTAGAGATTAAGTCAGAATGCTCTATTGAGTGATCGCCAGTAATGCGTACATAATCAGCCAGCATTATAGGGCGAATCTGTAAGCACCCATTAGCTTGCTCAGAAGCATTGTAGGCACTCGTATCTTTTCTGGACTCTACCCACTCGATGGCGTTTAGTATCTCGTGTACAGATGTAGCTTTAGCGTAGTTTACAAATATCGTTAGTAACGATAAAAATAGTAGTGAATATATAAGTTTTTTCATAGTGTGTAATTATAGTGTATATAGTTTTGAATTAGTTCTATTATAAAGTCAAGGGCAAACCCTCTCCCTTTTGACCCCCCTAATATACGACATCTAATTCGTGAATTAAGGGTCTTGCTTCTAGGGTTGTATTAAGGTTTTGCAAAAAAATTCTTTTCCTCAGTAGGTTTAGGTAGGTTTATAAGAATCTCGTCTAGTATTTCTGATATATGCTTAGCCATAGTGCTATTGGTTTAAGTAAGTAAAAGTAATGTTATCTTTATTTTCAAATATACCACAGTTATAAAACTTAATGTAGTCTATTGCGTCCTCATAAGAATCAAAGTAAGCTGGTATGTATCTACATAGCTTATACCTAGAGTCTTTTAATTTAAGTAAACGCATCTCATTACTGCTATGCGTTGTGTAGACTTCTACTTTAAAGTCTACGCCTTTCTTAACTTCTGTTATATGTACATTAGCCATAGTGTTAATCGTTGTAAATGTCGTGTACTTGTTCAGCTTGCTTTATAACCGACTGTGACCATTCGCATTCGTAGAGACCTTGTCTCTGGTCTTGCTTCTGACCTCTGACCATTGATACTACCACAGCATCTACAACCTTTTCTAAGTCTTGTATAAAGCGTGGTGAAAAACGCACCTTGTGTGGTGCGTAGTGCTGAGCTACTTCTAAAGCTCTAGCTTTGATATTTTGTTTATTTAAGTATGACATAATAATAAGTTTAGTCTATGTTGTTCCAATATTTGATGCACTCTACTAACTCTCTCTTAGTGCTTGCGTTAGTTAATGCAAAGCCATTAAACTCATAGCCGTCTCTTACTTGTTCGTCTGTACACTCGAATAAGCACCAAGCTGAATCTCTTTCTGATTCGTGGTTAAAATCAATGTAGTATTGTTTGCCATTAGATACTGACGCATTGTAGCCGTGGAAATTTTTATGTTTTGTAATTTTGATAGTGTTTTTCATAAGATTAATAATA